AGCTTGTCGAGCAATACGTCGGCTCGCTGATTGGTAGAAAGGTTGCCGAGTAAAGGGGGGGGGTGGACTTTTGAGAAAGAGTCTGTCATGGTGCCTGAGGTGTGGTGGTGAGGTGGGGACGGGTTGCGTTCATCTAGTCTCCTGTGAGCGCGCCCGTCTCGCTTTGCAAGGTAGATCATGAACAAACCGAGCTATCTCCAGTCCGTCGTCGATCTTGATACGTGGCGCAAGGATGCCGCTACAGGGACCGCATCAGAATCTGTTGTGCTGCGGAAGCAGTTCATCAGTGACATCGAAGTGCAGGACGCTGACCGGTCGGTCAAGTTCATCATCACGACTGGCGCGGCAGATCGCGAGAAGGACGTCATCGATCCGTCCGGCTGGGACGTGTCGAGCTATCTACAGAACCCGGTCGTGCTGTTCGCGCATGACTACGACTCCCTCCCGATTGCACGGACTGTCAGTCTTGAACAGCACAACGATAGGCTCGTTGCAGTTGCGGAGTTCGCGACCGCTGAGTTGAACCCGATGGCCGAGCAGGTGTATCAGATGCTCAAGCAGGGGTTCCTCAAGGGCGCGTCGGTAGGGTTTCGTCCGTTGACGTTTGCCTACAACGACGAGCGCGGTGGCGTGGACTTCGCGCAGCAGGAGCTGCTAGAGTTCAGCGTCGTCCCCATCCCGGCGAACGCGCAGGCGCTCATGGCGGCTGGCGTGTCATCGGCTGACGTGTCGCTGCTGACCGAGTGGGCGACGAAGATCTTGCGCAGCACCAAGCAGCCTGTCAGCGACCAAGTCGATGATTTTCTTGATGTCATTCGCAAGCAGATGAACGACATCAAGGTCTCTGTTCGGGAAGCGATCAAGAGCGTCGACGACTTCCAGAATCAGGATTCCGAGCACGACGAGAACGACGACGAAGACAGGTCATTACGTGAAAGCGACCCCGAGATCCTCAAGGGCGTCTCGCCACGCAACGTCTCAGAAACGACTGCGCCGATGGACACACCGTGGCGCGCACCGTCGCTCGGTGACTTTGTCAGCGAGCCGTGGGGCGACCTGACCACGCGACAACGACGGACCATCGCTGGACACTATGCATGGGCGACAGCAGCGGTGCCAGAGAAGTTCGGCGATATGAAACTGCCGCATCATCGAGCAGATGACGGCTATGTTGTCTGGCGCGGCGTCGTCGCTGCCGCCGGTCGTTTGAATCAGACACGCTTCCCAGCAGAAGACCTGGGTGCCGTGAAGCGACACCTCGCTGGGCACTTCAAGGAGTTCGACCGCGAGGCACCGTGGGAGCGTGACGCCATAAGTTGGGACGCGTTCCTGAATGGACGCGCACGGCTGGAAGCCAAGTCGTCAGACCCGCTGACCGACGAGCAACTTGCCGCGCTGTTCGACGACTACGGCTTCGTTGATGAAGCCGTCGCACTTGTCCAAGATCGGCTCACGGGCTTCGACTTATCAGCTGCCATCTCGCGCAAGCCTCATGGCTATAGCAGGAAACTGCAGAACAGTCCTCCCCGTGAGCCGCTATCGTTCGACCGCGATGTGCTGGACGTATTGGCTCGCGTCGAGTCGCGTCTGACGACCATCGAAGGTGACGAGGTTGTGGTGGAACTGAGCGACACAGACGATGACGACGTGGTCATTGATCCTACGGAACTCGCACATGCCGTGCGAGACGCACTCCATGATTCGGTTGGCGCGATGGTCGGTGTTGAGATGAGGTCTGCGATCAATGCGGCGCGTGGACGTCTCGATTGAGGAGAACACAATGAGCAGCAAGATGACCAGAGAACAACTGGCAGACTTCGTCAAGGAGACGTCGATCCCGCTGATCAAGGATCAACTCGGTGACGAGATTGCACAGGCTGTGCGGGACAACGTCGAGAAGATGGCAAGTGATCGCACGGGACCGTGGGCGACGAACTGGGGCGCACGTCTCGTTGATGCCGCCCCGGCTAAACCGGTGCGAGAGAAGGGGGCGGCGTTCGGGCGCGTTGTGCGTGCGATGGCGGCGTCGAAGATGAACAAACTAGGAGCCGAAGGCACCATCGAGATTCTGCGCAAGTGGGGTGACGACGACCTCGCCGATGCGATGGTCTCGGCTCGCACCAAAGCACTCGCCGCAGGAGACGCGACGGCTGGCGGGTTCCTGGTGCCGACCGAGTTCAGCAACGAGGTCATCGAACTTCTGCGAGCGCGGTCTGTTGTCAGGCGGCTTGGTGCGCGGGTCGTACAAATGCCCACCGGCACGCTGAAGTATCCGAAGATCGCAACCGGTGCGTCGGCGGCATACATCGGTGAGAACGTCAACGTCGGCAAGTCCGAGGAAACGTTCGGACAGTTGACCCTGACGTTCAAGAAGCTCGCCGTGTTGACGCCTATCAGCAACGACTTACTGCGCTATAGCAGCCCGTCAGCGGACGCTATCGTTCGTGACGATCTGGTCTCGTCGATGGCGACCAAAGAGGACAGCACCTTCATTCGCGGCGCAGGCACCGACGCCACGCCGAAGGGTCTGTTG